CTTCGTCGTACCATTGATACGAGCCGCTTGTGTGACCGTTATATTCCTTTAGAAATCTGACTAATTGCATTTTGACCTCCTTTTAAAAAAGGAGCGGGGACTATTGTCCCCTTATGCTGACGTTGCCTCGGTTGTCGACGTAGGTGGTTCCTCTCGAGCGTTGAAGAACTCGAGCAAAGGTGTTCCGACCACTGCATCAACTGACGCGGCGACGAACGTTGCCGAGATCTTTATCTTGAGGTTCGCGTTGACCTTGACATTGTCAAGATCCCACATTGCTTCAACAACACCCGGCCCTGTCGTGGCGACGTATCCATGTGCCGCATCCGTGCCGACAGGCGTGATCGTTGGAGCGTTCGCCGTGCCTGCAACATACGAAGGCAACGAGACACTCTGATATGCGTTCGATGTCCCGCTGTCGGACTGCAACTCGAGTTGAACTGCAACCGCGCCGCCGCCTCCCGTTTTAATGAACGGGAATATCGCCCTGACTGCGTTAAACGCCTTGTTGGTTCCGATTGCGTATGCCGTCGGTGTTGAGGTGATCGTTGAACCGGCGCCGGACGCGGTGAGTGTCACCGGGCCGCTCTCGGGCTGCTTGATCCTCGCCTGTCCAATCATTCCACTTTTCCATGCCATGTTACTTCCTCCGTTTGATAACGCCATTCGATTAGACGTTGCCCCATGTCACGCCGGTTAATGCAGCGGCGGATGCGGGATGTCGCATTCCGAAGTCGTGCATTTGAATCGCACGAATAACTGCCTCGTCTCTGCTGAATGGCGAGAGTAAGGTTCCGCTCATATCGTAAGCGGCCTCGGTCGAAGCGTCGATTCTCATCGTCATGGCATCGCCGATAATCATCTCGGGGAACTCGGCAAGATAGATGTAGTTCGTTGTCGGTGCGTCCATGCTCAGTTGAGTCGTGGTTGCGATTGGGTGTCCCCAAAATGTGTTGTTCGCCTGTACTGTTGGGAACGCGAGCATGCCTGTTGCTTCCCTCACTTGTGCGAGCCAGTTCTTGTTTGACGGCCGCATTATCCAACCTCGCTTTGTGTTGGGTACGTTGGCGTTGTCGAGAACTGTCTCCATTCTCGCGGCGTCGGTTGTTGCCGTTACTGCCGATGGAGTTGCGGTCATTGCGATTGCATTTGCCGCAGTCATCTGATTCCGCATTCCGACAGGTGTGGCGAGTGCGCCGTTACCTTCGATGAATGCAAGATCTTCTCTCAATGCCATTTGTTTTACGATGTCGTTGCGAACCATTTGGTCAACGTTCGGTTGTGAGAAGTCAAGGAGATCAGTTGAGATCGCCGTGATTGCTCCGAGTTTGTGACCTTGTAGGTTAATCTGTCCGACTTGTAGCTGCGAGTAGGTGATGTTCCCGCCTTCGCTGAGATACGCTGCCGTTGCGCCGCCGGTTTGCCGTGTGATGCTCAGTTGTCCGTTGACAAGAGGCATGATCGTGCATCCCATTGATCGCATGACCGTCGCGGCAAGCAAGAGTTCAATGACTTCGTCCGAGAGTATCTCGGGAACCATCATGCCGCCTGCGGTTGGAATGGCAACCTCGAGCGCCTTGGTGATCTTGGATTTGTCACCAAACTTCCGCTGCGCCCAAAAGTGAGCATCCCTGACGTTACCCTTGGCGTTCGCGTATGCGATTATAAGTCCGCCAAGTGGATCGACCTTTTCAAACTTGTTTGCTTCCGCATACTGTTCCTCGCCTGCGAGTGCCGTGCGGATCGCAAGGTTCTGTCGGTCAATTGCCTCATGGGTTTGACCCTTGAGTTCGTCTTTTGTTTGTCCAGTTCGCTTCAAGAACATATCTTGAAGCTGTTGCCGTGTGTACTTCGTCTCTCGTTTGATCCCATCTTTGCCCATGAGATCGTTCAACTGAGAACGAGTCATTCGTATTTCGCCCATGTTATGCCTCCGCGCCGTTGCCTTCAAGGACTGCTCGTAGTTCGTCCTCGTCAACAACAACAATCTCGTCGTCAGATTCGTCTTTTACTTCGCCGCCCTCGCCTTGTAGAACGGCCCGCAACTCATCCTCATCGACGACTATAATGTCATCATCAGATTCCCCTTTATCAGTCTCGACGACAATCGGTTCCGTGTTCTCTGTCACTACTGCGGGGACAGTAGCAATCTCGCCCTTTGTTTCATCGGGCGACGCCGCGTTCGTGCCTGATGCCGGTGTCGCATCTCCCGCGTCGGGATTCGGCGCAGGATTGTCGCCTTGATTTGGTTTCGATCCCGGCCCGCCCGGCCCGGGTGTACCTGTCACTTGGTTCAATACCCCGTTCGTCAATTTGACGCCGGAGTTGTGTGCCGCTACTGCGTCCCTAAGATCGCCTTCGTTCGCCGCACTCAGGACGCGCCCTGCTTTAAGTTCGGCGATCGTCGCCTCGAGTCCGGCGATCTTATCCTCATATACTTTCGTTTCTTGTTCGCTCATACTTGCCTCCGTTCCGCCGAATCCTTTTTTCCATTCTAGAGGAGAAGGATCGGCGCATTTAGTCGGCGGGTCGTCCTTCTTGTGCCACGCACACATCGCCGTTTCAACTCGAGAGTGAAGCCAATTCATATCGGCCTGTGTAAAACCTGTCATCAAATTGCCTTGCGCTGCAAATTGATGCAAGCGCCGGTGATATGCTGACAGATCCGACAAACTCTCCTTGTTGATTGCGGTTTGTAAATCACTCTTGTCAGTGTCCGTGATTGTCATGTCTTTGCCTCCTCACGTTCCCGAATCCGCTCCGTGATCTCGGTGATGTGAGCGCACTTCGATTCCTTGAGGGGGCAATCATCGCCCGTACAGAACTTGATTGCTTCCGGTGTCCACGCCTTGAGCATTGACTTGGCTTCGTCATAACCGAACGACTTTGACCTGTCAATCAATGCTTGCGGGTTCGCAGGTACCGGAACTGCGGAGAACTCTAATAGATCCCACTTTGTAAACCTTGTTCCGTCGTTAAATGCGATAATGGCGCTCTTGCCTTCGTCCTTTTCCTCGATGTCCTCCCATTCCATAGGATCAAAGCCTATTGAGACGGCATTGAGGAATCCTGTCAGATACATTCGACGAATCATTGACCCGCGAATGCCTGCATAAGATTCGTGGTAATTGGTATCAGGTTGGAATACGACCTTTGCCTGTATCGCGTTCTGTTCAACTGTTGCGCCGTCCTTGATTGCCTTGATCTTGGTCGCTACCAGCGATACAGATTTGCCGACAGGCATCTCGTCGTAGTTGTGCGCCCATTGCATCACCGGGTTTGTGGTGAAGTTCTCGACCATAACTCCGGCAGGATCAACGATGTCACGATCCCTGTCGCGGACGTCCGTTGTTATAGTGAACGTGATCGGCCCGTTCTCGTCGTTAATATCGCCGAGTGGTTTAACGTCGTCGATCTTGTAGATCTTGTAGATCTTTTTGCCGTGTTTAACATCCTTTGCGAGTGTCATTCAATCACCTACTCAACACAACTCGATCGTGCCGCAAGCATCAGTGCGGCGAGTTGCCGTATGTTCGGGTTATAATGCCAGCACTCGGGATCGCAACCATGAGCAAACCTGTGGTGTTCAAAATGATGCAGCATTATGAAGTTCGCCAAGATGAAGTCATAGTCGTTCTGTTGTGCCGTTGTGAGTTTGTGGTACGGTAGAACATCGTGTGCCTCGAGTTGACACTGATCTCCGGTTGCGCCGTCCAACTTGGCATCAGGAACATTAAGCGAACCTTCCTTTGACCCGCACATCTCGCAAGTATCGTGTGCATTATGGAAGTCGGCTGCCGCCTGTGTCCACGCCACGGTTCTCGGTTGGCTACCTATCCCTTTGAACTGCTTGCGACGTGATAAGAAACTCATCCCGGGAACCTCGCATAAAGAACAGCGGCGATATACACGCCGATTATGATTGCTACTATCTCGGTCAAGAATATAGTTGCCCAATCGCGGATCATGTGTGAATCCTCCTTTAGATAATCCCGGTCTTTTTCCGCTTCTCTAAGTCCGCATCCTCGGTCGACTTTGCCACTTCCTTGGCTTTCTTTTGATCGAGTCGGATCTTTAAGAACTCGTCAGAGTTGAGAAGTAGATGCTCCGCCTCCGTGATACACGTAGGACAGAGCCATTCTCGTTTCTTTGCGCCGCCAATGAGCCGCAGTTTGCGACTATGTTCACCACAGATGTCGCAGTGTTGCGGGACGCGAATCTCGATCCACTCTGTTAGAATATCTTTGTTCATTACCTATCGCCTCCTCGCATCGTCATTTGTAAATCATCAAGAAGTTGACGTTTCTCTGCCGGTGTTAGGTCTTTGATTAGATCTTTGAGTGTGACGGTTGTGACGGTTCCAGTGTTGTATATACATTCAAACTCGCCATTGCCATTATAACCACAATCATGCAACTTTCGCCCGTTGATCTCGCTGTTCATCATCTTTACATCGTCATCGGAGACCGCAACTGTGTGATGTTTTGTTTGCAGGATCTATCGCCACCGTTTAGTTATATCGTCGTCTTTGTTTTTGCAATACTTCAGCACATCTTCAACTTCGATCTTTGCCATTCGCTCACCTTCATACCGTGCCGAATGCTCCGCCGTGGTTCTTGATCTTGACCCCAATTGCGAGCAATTCCATCACCGCTTGATCTAAGGTCACGGTGACGTTGTCTTGTGCCAATCGTTCGGCTATGTATGCCGTCATTGCGGTATCTGTCGTCCCTGCAACTGTCCATGAAACCATCTTATAAACCTCCTAATTGTAGCGCCGTCTTTGTCGCAACGTCACGACGTAACCCCGGCCCGTACGAACCTTTCGTCCGCCTTTTCTGCGTTTGTTTTGTTGTGAGGACATTGAAGCAGCTTCGGGCATGAGAACGTTGGGTTCATTCGAGCCGGGTACATCGGTGACTGCGGGATTCTCGGACGTATCTTGTCCGGTCGGATCAGGCAACGGTTCTGTCGTTGGTTGTGTTGGTTCCGTCGCCTCGGGTGTAAGTGGATTAAGATCAATGTTCATCGCCAACGGGAACCGTTGACCCATATCGTCAGGTAAAGGTTCCTCATCTGCCGCCGCTCGAACTTCATCGATCAGGAATGCGTACGGTGCGGCGGTCATCACGGCGAGTTTGTAGTCTTTATCCTCTTGAATCGGCGAGACGAAGTCGATCTCAATAAGTCCGGTATCATCGAACTTAGGAACGAGTTGCTTTTGGAATGCCTCGCGCATTTGGTTTAAGATTGGTGTTAATGTGTATCGTGAGAAGAACAGATCAGCGGCCTCGATCGTCGCCCGGTTACTGTTACTCAATATGCCGATGATCTCAGGCGGTATACCGAACACTTGGATGATCGTGTCACGTTCATATTGCCGCAACGGGATGAACTGCATCGCTTGGAAGTCCTGTTGAAACGTGGTGACTTCGACCGCTTCACTCATGAAGTGCGGTTTAAATGCGTTCCAAAAACCTGATTGTTTCTCGATCCAATCCTCCTCGATCTTCTTTGTCTTTTCCGGGTTCAATCCTTTGCCGGTGATTAAGATGTCAGGTCGTGCTTGCTTCTCAAAGAATGCGCGGACAGTCTTTGCCGCTTCATCATCCGTTGATAGTTCATCGTCGAGAGATTGAGCAACGCCTGATCCGCGAGAATAAGGAACGACAGGATCAGGATCGATCATCCAAAAGACTTCCTCCATTGGGATCGGGAACTGACCTGTTGGGAGTGAGATCATAAAGGCAGGTTCGGCAGGTGTTGGCAATTTGGTGATCGCATTCGGAGTGATCGGCCATATCTGCATTCCTTCGGGAGTTGAATCCCAAACGCCGAATGCTTCGCCAGTTGTCCGCAAGTGAACCGACCACAGGAACATAACCGTTTGCCAACTGAAAAACGGATTCGGTTTCGATAAGAAGATCTCGATCGGATGTTTATCGCCTTCGAGTATGTCCTCGAGAGGAACCATTTGCTCCGTCTCAGGATCTTCGGTCAATCCCAACCATTCGACGCCGCTGATTGAG